AAGAAACTATTATACATTTCTATTTGTTTCATATATTGTTTATATGTGTTAGGGTTTGGATCACAGCCAATATATTCTTCAGCGTCTGAAGCAAAGAAACCTGCAAGTCTATCACCCCAACCACAAGAAGTATCTAATACTCTTTTTGCATTTGTTAATTGATAGATTGTTTTTGCAACATTAGGTTTAAACTGTGTAGCAATATATGTGCCTAATCTAAACGCACTCATATAACTTGCTTCTGATAATTGACCACCTCTTAATTCTTCTTTGCCTTCTACAACAACTTTTTTCATATTGTTTATGCCACGCCATATAGGACCTAAACAACGCCATATATCTTTTGATGTACCATTGTACCATACATCTAATGGCGCTTTGAAACTATAACTTGAACAGTTTAATCTTAAATCTTGGTGAAAGTAATTAGATACATTATTATAAGTTGATGGTGCGTCTATGATACCTAATCCATATTCTTTATAGTTGTATTTGTAATCATCATACTTTTCCATAACATTATTATCATTGAGTTTACAATATTGTGTTATGTCTTGTTTTTGTAAATCATAAAATGATTCTCTTACATCATCTAAAGTAATTTTCTTTAATGGAAATACTGGTCTGTTTTTTTCTATGTAGTCTGCTAAATCTAATCTAAACTGTTCTTTGCCTATATCGTTTGTATAACGTTCAAACGTTTGTTGATCCATAATAGGCAAACCGTTTTCGTTAGCATAGTTCTTTAAATAATCACTCATTATTCCACATCCATAACATTAATAATATAGGTACATAACATAATATAACATATAATATCGCTAATGTCAAGCTCATTTAAATTTATCTGTTTGATTGCCCCAACTATCCCAACCAGGTCTTTGAGTTCTAGCAAACAGTTCTATATAGGGTCCTTCTAATAAGTTCTCTATATGGTTGTACATTATATCAGGTTTTCTACTATGTTCTCTACGTTGTTCTACAACTAATTGAGGTACTGATTTACTGATTCGTTTTGGTTTACCTTTAGTTGCTAATAAGCACATTTCAGGATTACCTCTAGTCCAATATCCTAAACCTGTAAAGAAACCCATTGTCTTTCTATTTGTCTTTGCCCAAGTAAATCCTACTGTCTTATATTTAAAACCCCAAGCATTGATTACTTCAAATGCCTTATCAAGTAGTGGATCAATTACCCACATCAATAAAACTGAATTATCATTTGCGATTTTGTTAACAGGTAAATTACATATGTCCTTTAAGTTCATAACATTGTAATGATTCTCTGGACTTCTATCTTTACCTTTATCTGAAAAGGTTTTAAATGTCCAAGGTGGATCAGCGTAAATTACGTTGTACTTTTTACTAATGTCCATATCAATAATATAATAATAATAAATGCCTTTGTATCTATTCTTGTTAATGCAATTCTCATACCCCATTGAAAGAATACAAAGATTGTAAAGTATAAAAGTATTAACGAAGTCATCATCAGAAAAATGCCTCTAAACTTGCCTTTGGTTCAGATGACCAACCTATTGGTTGTAAAATAAATCTAATTGGATCAATAAACGTTTTTTCAAATTGTACTTCATAATCAATATAGTTTTCTAATTTAAATTCTTTAGGCAACTTTGTAACATAACTTATTACATCAAACTTAAATGGATTTGCCTCTAGTAATTTAACAAACTTAATTTTATCACCTTCTTGTATTAGAGGATATTTGTTTTGTAATCCAAACTCTTTTACTTGATGATTGTATATCAACGCACCTTTCACGTGAATAGGCGTACCTTTAATGAATATATCGGAACTACTATAATATTTTTTCATATTATTACAACTTCTAGGAAACGATACTGCCTCAGCAGGTAGTTTAAAAAACTCTTGTTTAAAATCTGAAACAAACTTATGTAAATCTGTTTCTTGTTTTGACATTATAATTTGAATTGCTTGTTTAATTCTAGTTCTACATATCTCTGGTGTTGATGACTTAACCGCCTCAATACCCATAATCTTTAATTTAGGTTCATCAAATGTAATACCTTCTTCATCTAATACATTTAACATATATCTTTTTTTCGCAGTCCAGATACCTTTATCGGCAATAACTTCTCGTTTCATTACCATTTTATTTTCAAATGCGTTTGTATATTCAGCAAGTTGTTTAAAACATTTTTCTAGGAATGGTTCTATTCTACCTTCAACGACTTTGTTAATAAATTTTAAAGTTTGTTCTCTTGTTTTATCTTTACATACTTTTTCAACTAACTTATCTAAACAAAGATAAATTGAATCTGTATCGGATGCCACAATATAGTCTATCTTATCGTGTGTCTTTAATATATTATTCATATATTCATTTACATTTTTTTCAATAAAACGAATTACAAACTGACCTGCAAGTGTAATTGCCATTGCCTGTCTTACATCATAATATCTAAAGTATTGATTACCGATGGCACCATAAGCACTATTTAATGCAATCTTCTTTGCCCATTGAATATTATGACAACGAGAAATCTCATTTAATAAACTAGAGTCTTTTGTTTCATTGTATTTTTTCTTCGCCTCTAACATTAGTTTCTTATACGTTACACGATCATTATACATTTTGCCTAATATTTTAGGTAAAAAACCTTCACTATCAGTTTTGAATAATGCACCGTTTGGTGTTATAGTTGCACCTTCAGTTTTAAGATATGTTAGAGGCGTTGCCTGATCTAACATCTTATTCACAGTTATACCATTTGGTTTCATACCTATAATCTTTTCGGGAGAAATATTATATTGCATAATCAAATGTGGGTATAGTGAATTGATGTCAAACGAAACAATCCATTTGTGCATACCTACTAGAGGATCTTTTACATACGCACCAGGATACTTCTCATCTTTGATATTATCTTCTTTTGGTGGTATGACTATGTTATCTTTACGTAAGAAGTTATAGATTAACGTATCCCAAAATCTAACTTGTGAGAATACATCTTGGTAATTTATTTTTGCCTCATACGCCATTGTTAAGATTAGTTCAATCAGTTTTAGTTTATCTTCTAACTGGTCAACAATCTCAACGTCTTTAATATTGTAATCAATAAATGATTGATAATCTTTTGTGTACCATTCTCTAAATGTATCGTAAGGGTTTTCATCTTTAGGTAATCCTAATTCTACTTTACCAATATGATCTAACTTATAACTTTCTTGTCTTACTGGTATAAACTTTTTATATAAGTCAAGGTAATCTAACATTGCAATACCGTATAAAGTATAATGAAGTTGTGATCTACCTCTTACAACTATTTCTTCAGTACCTACTAGATTCCAAGGTGATAATCTTCTTACAACTTTTTCATCTGTAAGTAATTTAATTCTATTACATAGATAAGGTAAATCAAAAAACTTTGTATTCCAACCTGTAATTACATCTGGATAGTTCTTTATCCAAAACTTCATAAACTCCATAATCAATGATTTTTCTGACTTACATCTTATATAAGTTACATCTGTTCTATCAGTTTTAAACTCACCTGTACCCCACGTAATAATTTGTTTGTTAGATTGATTCTTAACTGTGATTGCTAATAGTTCTTCAATAGGATTTTGTATATCTGGAAAACCATTTTCAGCACTACATTCAATATCAAGTGTAAATATTTTAATATGATCTTTTGAAAATTGTATATCATTAGGAAATTCATCTGCAATGTATTGATATTGATAACGATCCATACCAAAAATAGGTGCATTTTCAGTATTATAACTTCTTTTAAAATCTCTTGCCTTTTTAATACTACCAAACTTAATTGGTTTTAAACATTGACCTGTAAGTGTTTTAAATTCTGTATCTTCTTGTGAAATAGCATAAAGAGTAGGACAGTAATCAATCTTTTCTTTATATTCTTGTCCTTCGTGTACACCTCTTACAAGAAGTTTACCGTGATGTTCTATTACGCTTTTATAAAAGTTCATTATCTAATAGATGTAAAGTAATGTTATCAAGTTCTTTAGTTAACATCACTTGACAACCCAATCTACTTATACCTTTCTTATACCCTTTTTCATATTCTAATAATTCTTGTTCAGGTGTATTATAATCTATTTCACCCAATTTGTCAATCCAGGCATTGTTTACATAGACGTGACAAGTTCCACAAGCACAACACCCACCGCAAGTGGCAGGTATTTCTTCCAAGTTTGCCTCTCTGGCAGCCTCCATCACAGTCCATCCTGCAGGAACCTTTACTTGGACTTTCTCATTATTTGTCCTAATAAAGTTTACTGTTATCACTTTTTCAAAGTAGGTATAGATGTTTCTGTAATTAAATCTGCTTTTGGTGTTATTATTCTACTTGTGTTTTGTTGATACGAAGCAAGTATTTCTCTTTTTGGATTTACAGTTGAAACTATATTTGATGTTTTGATTTCAACTTCTTCACTATCAGCATATGGACTATACAAAGTCATCATCAATTGTACAGGTTTACCTGGTCCTTGTTGATGTGGTATAATCACAAATGGTTGTTTTAGTTTGGTTGTTTCTACTGACTTATCTATAATCTTTGCGATTATATCCTCTCCTGTTGAGAGCCTCATTATTTTCACGTCTGACATAATATTTCTCCTTATTATTATAATGTATCACACTTTGACTTAAATGTCAAGCGTTATTTTTCAAAGCCAACTTTGTCTTGTTTGCCTTTTTTATCAATCGGTCTTAATCGTTTACTTAATACAAACGTTCTATTAGGATTGACACTAACATTCATTTGACGCATTAATTCTCTATTAACTAATATATCTGAACCTGATCTTGGTCTTTGATCTAATCCTACTTCAATATCTTTATAGGTAAATCCATTAAAGGTAATATCCATTAATACAGTAGGTCTTGTTTCTGACGGTTCATTAGTTGCATTTGATCTAAAGACTTCACTTGTGCCGTTTTTAGGTTTAGTATAAATTTTACCATCATATTTCCATTTAACAATTTTACCTTTATATTCTAAAATTTCATCTGCGTGTAAGGCACAAGCAAGTGAACCGTTACCTGTATCAAATTTTGCTCTGACTTTACCGAGATCACCTACTTCCATAGTTTCTAACCAACCACATTCTATAAGTGATTGTCTGTCCCAATGTGTTCTATCTTGTACCCAATCTACAACATATGACATCATTGTTTCGCCATCTATTCTACCAGCAGGT